GCAACTCCTCGACGGTGCCCGCGGTAAAGGCAAGCGTGACATGCTCGCCCTCGCCCGTGACCTTCACGAGCTGGCCCGAGAATTTCGGCGTACGCTGCGCCATTTACGCCCGCTGAATCGCTCGAGCGCGCTCCGCCATGCCGCCGTCGAGGTCGATTAGGTGCTGGTCATCGCTCATGCGGTTATCCTCGGTTTGCCGGTAACGGTGCACTAGCTCGAGGATCGTTCGCGCCTCGCATTCCCAGACCTCGCACGGGCCGACAAACTTGCGTTCGTTGATCGTGACAAACCATACGCCGCCGCGCCCGTCGGCGCGCTTAAGCACGGGGACGTCGAGCTTGACGCGTACGCACCCGGGGTGCAGCTCGCCATGCCCGCATCGGCGGAGCCTCGAGACAATGCGCCGGGCGAGCGACTTGCCCTCGTCGTCGTCGGCTAAGACCACGTCGCGCCATGTCTGGTTAAGCGCCTCGAGCATGGCGGGCGTAATAATCATGCGCGGCCACTCGAGCGCGATACTCACGAGCTGGCCCGCCTCGAGCCCCTCTAGCTCCTCGAGGGTCGGCGGCCCGAGTACCTCGGCCGTTGCCGCCGACGGCGCGATATTCGGCACCGACGCCGTAAGCGGATACTTCCGGGGCCGCGCCATTAGTTGAACGCCGACATGCACTCGAAACGCCGGAAGAAATCGGTATTCAAAATGCACGTCTTCGTCATAAACTTAAACCCCGCCTTGCGGCGCTGCTGCAACGGGTCGGAGTCGGTTGCCGTCGCCGGCGTCAATGTCGCCTGCACACGCGCACCGATTGCGGGCACGGCAAAGGCGCTCTTGCCGAAAATGTATCCCGTGTGCACGGTACCCGTTGCCGGCGGGTCGGCGCCGGCGGGATTGCCGTTAGGATTGGCGGCAATCGACACGCCGCCCGACACTTTGGCGACGTTGACGGTCATCGCCCCCGTTCCAGGGAAGGTGACGATTCCGGCATAGAGCGGCACGGTACCCGCTTCCTGCGACACATAAAGATTGTATCGCCCGGCGGGTGCGGTCGCCGAAATCGTAAACTGCACGTCGAACGCCGCGGCGTTCGTTACCGTGGCGGTCGTTATCTGCCGAGTGTCGAGCCCGGTAACCGTGTCGGCGAGCGCAGCGGTTACCTTGACGCTGGCACCGGCGGTAAAGCCCGTGTCGCCAGTCGGAAGCGCCGTTAACGCCGCGGCAGAAACGCCACCGGCGCCGGTCGGCAAGCTCGAGAGAATCGGAAGCAAGTTGCTCCGCTTCCACCGCACGCCGCGCCACCGTCCTATCTCGGCGTTAAAGAGCGCAGTTGTCTCGGCGTATTGGTGCGAGGATACGAACGTCGAGTCTTTCGCGAGATCTTGCTCGGAGTACGGGTCGACGACGCCGGCGTACATCGAGCCGGAAAACGTCGGCGCGCCGAGCTGGCGCAGCGTCGCGACGATACCCGAGACGAAATCCGTTGTCGGCACGTCGCCCGAGGCGAGCGTTGACCTCGAGGTCTTACCGCCCGGAAAAATGACGACGCCGCCGCCCATGAGTACCTTTTGAATTTCTCGATCCTGCAATTCAGCCGAGGCATTGCCGAGCCGGTCCTTTGCTGCCTGCAACGCCGGATGTTTGGTGGTCATCATCGCGACGTCAGTCAGCGAGCAGACCATGCCCCATTGCTCGAGCACGGCGGTGACCTTGTTCACGACGAGCGGCGTCGAGTCGGGCGTGATACCCTCGGTCAGCGGCGAGCCCGGAAGCGGCAAGCGCTCATAACGCTGCGCCGAGTACGTCTTGCCCTCGCCCTCGGGCATGGTCGGTGTGTCGCCAATATCCTGAAAGACGGTGAGCTTTTCGGCGACGGCGAGCAGCTCATCCTGTAACCAGAGTGGGGCGAGGTCGTTAACGAGCGTGGTTGAAGTCGATAGCCCCGGGTCCGAATAGTTGTAGGTACTGCCGGGCATGGCGCGGCCCTCCTCCCGTTAGATCGTAGCGCCCTCGAGCGCCTTGCGTTTCTCCTCGAGCGAAAGGCGCGCAAACTCTTCCTTGGATTGCGGCGCCCGCGGTGTCTTCGTTGGCTCCGGGCCGGCTTTCTGCACGGTCGCGCCGCCCTCGGTAATCACGGCGGCGGCACCCGCGGCCCGACGTTGCTGCTCGGCGGCGCGCTCGGCGGCGCGTTGCTCTAATACCTTGTCCATGTATTCGGGGCTTTCCATGCGCCGAGCCCGCACCGCGGCGACGGCTTGCTTGCGGGTGATTGTCTGCCCGCGTTGCCGAAACTCGGCGCGCAATTGGTCGACTTCTTCGGTAAAAGTCTTGTAGTCGGGTATCTCTTGCCGGGCTTGCACGAGGTCGACGACGTCCGCCATTCCCTCGAGCCCGGTGAGAATCGGCGTCGCTAGCTCTTGCAGGAACGCGGCAAAAATCGGGACGTGCTCTTGCACGTTTTGCTCATTCCAGCCGCCGCCGAGGGTTTGGGCGAGGAGCCGGGCGCGCTCGGGGGCCAGGCGGACGAGCTGCATTGGTTGCGGCGCCGCTTGCGGCACGGGGGTCAAAAGCCGCAGCGTCGCGTTTAAGGCGGCGTTCTCTTCTCGGATGCGCGCATGCTCAGCCCGGAGCGTATCTAGCTCGGATGGCGCCGGCGGGGCGGCGGGCGCCTCGAGCGGCGCCTCGACCTCGGGGGCCGGCGCGGCGCCGGGCGGAGTTTCGGGGGGGGCGGGTGCGGGTGCGTCGGGCATTTTTATGGCACCGGGTGCTCGCTCGCGACGTCGCCCGGATCCTCCCACCATTGACGGGGCGGGGCGGGCTCGGCGCCGGCGCGCAAGTTTGCAGCATCGCGCTCGGCTCGAGCGCGGAGCCCGAGGAGCGCTAGGGTTTGTGCAAACAGCGGGCGCAAGAGGTGCGATAGCTCCTCGACTTGCCCGCGGCGTTTCATGGCAACGTACGGGTCGGTAACGCTATCGTCGAGGAGATAGGCGACGCGCTCGCGCACGTAGCGCTCGAGGTGCTCGGCGTACGACGTCGCGCGCAATGCCGACGTGAGCACCTTAAGCTCCGCCTCGTCGATAGGGATTAGCTCGGGGTCGGTCATTCAAAACGCCATGCGGCCGCCGCGCATGGCTTGCGCGACGGCGCGCCGCTTTGGGCTCGAGCCGGCGGCGGCCGACATGGCGGGGCCGAGGCGCCCGGTAGCCTCGGCCGCCTCGGCGGGCGGCATGATATGCACGGCTACCGCCGGGGCGCGCATAACAGGCGTCGGGTTTCCACTCGGGAGCGGCATGCCCGGCGCGGTGCGCTTTCGCGGCGGCGGCGACGGGAGCGGGGCGCCCTTCGGAACGCCGCTCTTTCCCTTGCCGGCGACCTGTGGCGCCTTGCCGTTGCTCTTGTTGGCGGCGGTCAGAAACGGGGGGGCTTTCCCGCGGCCGCCGCGCTTTAAACCCGGCGGCACGAGCCGTTTGCGTGCCATCGGGCCGGAATGCCTTAGCCCACTGATAGCGCGAGTCAAGCCCGCCGATTATGGGAACAAATGCCCGAGGGTGAAAAAGACAAGCCCAAGCCCCGTCAAATTGACGGGCGGTTGCGGGGGCCACGGTACCGTCGAGACGGCAAAACACACAAGAGCGACCACGTCGAAAATGCGACCGGGCGTCATGGCTCTATTCCCCCTTTAGCTCGGCGGGGCACTGCAGCTCGCCGGCAAGGTGCACGAGCCACACGCCGTCGCGTTGCGCCCCGTCGTCGTGTACGTCGACCCCGAGCACATACATTGCTCGCCGCGGATACCGCACGAGCACACACGGCAGATGGACGCCGCCGATATGGCGAGCGGCGCCAAGAAACACTCGTCGAGATAGCCCCCAAAACAATAATTATCGCTCAGGTAGAATGCCCCGCTGTGTGCCGCCGCCGTGCCCATGGCCGCCGTCGCTTGCTGCGCCCCGTCGACGTAGACGATAAGCGACCCGCCCGAAACGAGCGTACCGGCGACATGGTGGAAACCAGCCGCGTTCCAGCTATTTGCCGTCGTCGCGGTATGGATGGTACCCCCGCTATCGTAGGCAGAGAACGCAAAGCCGCCGGTAACCGTCCGCAGGAGCTGGAACGTGCCCGCCGTCGTATTGTAGTCGTGCATCACAAACGCGCACGCAATCGGGCTCGAGTCGACCCAGCAACCGACCGTGAGCGGCGCCACGAGCGACGGAAAGGTATCATTTGTGTGCTTCGCGGACGATGCTGTAACCGCCGCCGACATGGCCCCTTCCATGCGGTGCGTATTGCCTATCGGGTCGAGGTTATCAGTGTTGCTCAAATCGCGCGCCGTCGTGCCCTGCGCATTCACGCGGGTACCGCTCGCCTCGTCGAGCATCCATGCGGCAAGCATGGAGGAAACCCACGAGGGCGCCGGCGTCGGCGCCGTATCGCCGGTACCGACAATTGCAGGACCGCACGACGCAACCGCCGGGCCACACGTCGAGCGAGTCTGCCCGAGGGCAAGCGCCTCGAGCCCGAAGAGGAAAAGCGCCGCGGTGACGCTACGGACCGGCACACGCATACAAGACCGTAACGCTGCACGTCGAGCATGCGGTGACATTCGCTCGGTAGGTACACGCCGGGTTACTGAGCGATACGGCTTGCGAGGTCGTCGTCCCGTCGACCGTCATGGTGCCGCCCGATACCGCCGCCCAATTCGTCGAGTCGCAGGAAATCTCGAGCGCGACCGTTGCCGTACCCGCCGTGCGAATGGTCTGCACCACGAGCGCCGGGGCGGCCCGGGCGACGACGACGTCGGTTGTCGGCCCCGTCGCGGTCAGGGCCGCCGCCGAGAAGGCGCCGCTCGGGCACGTCTTGGTCGCGGCATAGAGCGGAGCGGCAACGAGGAGCGCCAGCGGGATGACAAACTTTGCCTTGCCGCTGCGAATCTTTGACAGCGTTTTCGCGAGCGCGGCTTGCCGCTTGGTGCGCGTCGACGCCTTCGAGCCCTCTTTTAGAACCTGCGTCGCGTACGCACCTGTCGACTTGCCCGCCGATTTCGCTTTCGCCTTAAAAGCGCCCGGCCGCTTTATGGCTGATTGTATCCACCGTTCTTTTGCCATGCTTCACCTCGGTAACCGCGGCAAGCGGCGGAAAAGGTCGGATATGTTGCGCGTCGACCCGATGCGCCCGGGGCCGAGCGGCGACGGTTGCCGGATACCCAAGAGCGCCTTCGCCCTATCCCGAGCGTCGCTATGCGGTTTCGGGAGCTTCGGGCGGCCGCCGACCTGGCGCGCCAGCTCGTTAACCCCGCGCCGCGCGACGCCGGGCATGTATCCGCCGCCGAGCGGCGCCGGGGGCACGATTGCCGCCGGCGGTTTCGGAATGACGGGCGCCGGCGGTATCGGGCCGCCGCCGGGTACGGGCATGATAGGTGGACCGACCGGCGGCCCTGGCGGAACGATTGGCCCGCCCGGCGGAACGGGGGCGCCCCCGGGCGGAACGATACCGCCCCCGGGCGGAACGAGCGGCCCCGGAGCGCCCGGCGGCGGAGGCATGCCACCGGGCGGCGGGAGGCCGAGCCCGGGGGGGCCAGCGGGGCCAGCGGCGGCCGCCATCGCGGCTTGGAGCTTCTGCACCTCGGCGGCGACGGCAAAGCTAATATGGTCTTGCACATGCTTGGTCATCGCCGCATGCGCGTCGTCGGTAAGCACGCCATGCTCGAGCGCGCTTTGATGCCCCTTCACATGGGCCAGGTGGTCATCGGCGGGCGATACCTGTAGCTCGTCGGCACGGTTGACGCGGGCAAGCGCGTTCTCATAGCGCCAGTCTTGCGCCTCTTTCGGGCCGGCGTTCTTAAAGACACGATCGGGATTCGGAAGCCCGAGCCCGAGGCTCCAATACTGCTCGACGATATAGCGCCAATCGACGACCAAGCCCTCGGCGGCGATCTGGTCGGGCGGTAATTGCACGAGGAGCGCTATCCCTTGCACCATCTGTTGCGCCCGCACTTGCTGGTTAAGCGCCGACGTCGTCCCTAACCATTCCCATTCATACTCGCCGACCAAGTCGGCAACGGTAATCGGGTGCTCGAGCAGCTCGACACCGTGCTGCCCGGCGACCTTCAAGATAATGTCGCGGTCGAGACATTGCTGCGAGAGAATGTCGGAGCGCTCGAGGAGCGGGACAAATACCTCATCCTCGAGGTTCTCGACGACGGCGCGGAGGTCGACGGCACTATCGGCGAGCTGCGCCGCCAAGCCCGCCGAGTCTTGCGGCCCCGACTGCTGCCCGGGCACCATGGGACGCGCCGGCGTCGGCGCAATCAGGTTATCCGCCATACCCAAAAAACCCGTGACCGCTTCAAAGCCGGCTTGGGCGGCCCCTTGCGGCGGCGTCGTAAACTGCACGCCTTGCGGATTGGCGAGCCACTTAGCGCCGGGGGTCATGCGTAGCGAGGTCGGATCTTGTACGGCGCCGATATCGACGACGGCAATCGGATTCGTCGACCAAACGAAGGCGTCGCCCGATTGGTTGCCGAGGTCGTTCACGAAATACTGCATGTAGTCGAAAAGCTCGGGGAGCCCGCGCCCGTAAAACTCCTCGGCGACCTCGACAAAGCGGCCGCAAAGCCATTGCGTGCCGCCGTGCCAGAATGGGCGACGCTGCACGCGGAGCGGTATGGTATCGGCGCCGAGGGTTACCAAGTACCGTTGCGCGCCGTCGCCCTCGAGGTCGACGAGCCATGAGCATTCGGTTAGGTCGAGTGGGCGGAGCGCATTCGGCAAGTTTTGGTCGAGGGGCGCGGTAAAGCCCTTGTCGGCGAGGCGGAGCGCGAGTGCGTCGAATTTGGCGCCGCTACTCGAGGAGCCCCGCGAGGAGATCGCCGAGGCGTAGAGCTCGAGCAGCTCGGGGACGAATTCGTAGACGTTCCCGCTCTTTGGATTGTCGGGATCGAGCGGCTTGGCGGCGAGCGCCTCGACGTGCGCGCGAGAAACGCACCGATCCTCGAACGCGAGCGTCGCCGACTCGAGCCCCTCGGCGGTGACGGGCCACACGTAAAATGCAAAGAGGTCGACGGGCTCGAAGGTCGGGCCGAGGAAATCGGCGACTTTCTCGACGCGCTCGACGGTGCGGCCCGA